AAAATCCATTTTATGATGAGCTTCTTCATCAGATCCCTGCCAAGTATCCACATCAACAAGGACTGAACTCTTCTGGGTCAAGATGTTTTGGATCAACCATAGGCTGGCATCACCTGTAAAGGCACCGACTTGTAAGAATCGTAGATCTTGTTTGTCTTTGAATCTTGCTAAATGTTTATCGAAATACGCAATAGCGTAAGAAGCAAACCAATTTGGATAGCTCACTTCTGTATTAATATCTCATACAATCTGTCTAGTTTTGCGGATAATCTATTAACCTCGTCACGCAAACTTGTTCCACCATTAGGCTTAAGTTCTGCTAAGTAATGTTTAACTAACCATCTAACTCCACCGGCTAATGCGGAAAGGATTGTTATTATTGCGACCGCTAGTCCGGCCCAGTCAAGGTAGTTCATTATACAACCGTTCTCATAGTGATAGTGATGATCCCTCCGAAGTTATCGCTATTGCTACTTGGTGGGGTCATGCGAGTGAATGAAATTTCTTCGATTACGGTATCGAAGTTTTCACCAGAGGTGAAATCCTGTACGAGAACAGTAGAACCACTAGATTCTAAGGACTCTAACGCTGCTACTCGGAACTTAGCTCCATCTTGTGTTCCGAAACGAACGCCTCTTCTATCTGTTTCAAAGTCATAACACATCAAAGGCATCTGAATAAGCCTAGATCTAGTAGGTGAAGGGATAGCCTTTATTGCATAACCACGAAGTAATGCACCTTTAGTAGCATCTGATGCACCACGATAAAGAGTAAATGTTAATTGACCATTAACCTGTGGTGATAGATAGGCAGAAGATAAATCGAAGTCGGTATTATATTCAGTACCTTCAGTCAAGGTAACGATCTGTGATCTACCTTCGTTGGAGTTAGCATAGACTTCAATTTTTCCAAGAAGAGTATCGGTCTCAACACGAACCCTTTTCCATGCTTTCTTTTCTAATGTACCCCAGTTGACAATACCTGTGTCTAAAGTTCCTTCAGCAACTAATTGAGTTGCATGTTCTAAATGAATACCACTTGCTGTGATTGAAAAGAATAGCTGACCACTTGTTGGGAAGAAGCCTATAGAGTCTACTATTCCTGTAGTTCCAGTAGCAGATATATCTGTAGCAAAAGGATAAGCACCATCGTCAAGTAGGGTTCCAAGGTAGATTCGATAGGCACCAGATGCACCACCAACACCTGCTTTAACACCTGCCCATATGTATGAATCACGAGCTGCAAAGCAAAGCACAGGGCTAGTAGTCTCAAAGATTATAGGGCCATAAACAATGGTTGCATCATCTGCAATAGCAGCAATACGAACACCACGAGATGTTCCAATGGCAAGAAAAGTTCCAAGATATCCAAACAATGCAGTCACGGTTTCACCACGAGGTATATCTGCTACAGAGATAGCAGCTCCTAAAGCACCGGTAGCAGCATCGGGCTGCACCTTAAAGATTGCAGACTTATCACCGGCATAACCAGAGAGGTAGATAGCTCCACGACCCTCTGCAATATCTGACCAGATCCATCCGATAGGTACTGTGGTTGTATTTGTTATGGGTGTGACACCAGAAATATTATGTGTACTTGAATGACTTTCACTAAATGGTAATGAATATGCAGCAGCATGAGGTGTAGTTCCTGCAACATAACTAATGCCAGCCACAATACGATTCTTTACAAACTTAAGAACTACATTAACAGCGTTGGCTGTATTGATTTGGTAATGCTGGTGAAGGCTAAGTGATCCACCAGTAAAGTTTCCATGGTAGATATAATCTTCGGTAGCTAAATAAAGTTCTGTTCCATCTGTTTCAGCAGCAAGAATCTTTTTAGAAATCGTTGCACCAGTAACAAGAGTACTAGCAGTACCGGCTGAAGTAACAAGGGATACTCGAACCGCAGTTGTGGATGCAGCAGTTGCCTCTGTGTTAATAGCAAGGACATAATCTGTGCCACCATAACTTGCTGATAAGGCTATAGTCTTTGCGGTAGCAGAAGTGCTTGTAACATTGTAGATTTTAGAGGTGTCTTTAAGAAGAGAAAGTTCACCGGGAGTCCAAGGATCAATACCTGTGGATGTGAAGTAACGGAAACGAAGAAGATCAGCATTACCCTCAAGAGCTTCTTGGAACTGGATACCTGCACCAAGGTGCCATGATGTCTGAGATCTAACCCATAGACCTGAGTCAAGGGTTTGCTCACCCGGTTCACGAGCTTGGTCAACACGCTCATATTTCCATCGGGCAGTAGATCTGCGATAAGGAATCGTATCTGTGATGTTATAGAGGAATGGCAAACCACCAATAGCAACATCAAAGGCATAGGTATCTGGATCGTAGTACTGAGATGTACGACCAGTAAGGTCGACAATAACTGTCTCGGTAATATCCGGTGATTTAGAGATCTTTAATACCACGCCAGACTCCTTGAGCTAGAAAGATTGATAAGGGTTCTTACTTACGACATTAGGCGAGGACACCCTCTAAACTGCCTCTGTTTCAATGTTAGGTTGGGTATCAGTTACTTCTGAAAAATCTTTAGTTAATTCAATCCAAGATGTTTGAGTTTCATCCCACACATACAATTTTCCATCTGATGGGTAGGCAACAGGTGCTTCCCATTTGCAAGTTGTTTCATTTAAAATCCAAGAAGCAAAAGGTTTTGGAGTAATAAACGCATCTTTTGCAGGGTCAAAATACATGCCTACTCCTGCATAATTTTTGCGGAAGTTTCCATTGTATGAAGTTTGTTTCCACAAGGAGTGTCCATGTAATGATGTTAAAAAGTCAATACCTGCTTGTTCTGACTCATTTCCATTAACAGTAATAACATCATTGTTTACAACATGCACCGCAATTACATTATTGTTTTCATCTAGTTTTGCAAAGTGTGCCATTTTTCTCCTTAGTAAGTAATTGACCCATCACCATTAAATTTGTAAATGTGATAACTTCCTGATGTTGTGTATGTTGGGGAACCTGTTGTAGAACTTGCTGCTTGTAATGCACGAACAATTACTACGCCTGAACCACCAGCACCCGGTACTTGTGGAAGGTTTGATCCACCACCCCCGCCACCACCAGTATTAGCAGAGCCTGATACGGCTGCAATAACATTAGTTCTATCAGCTCCTTTTCCGCCACCACCAGTACCACCAGCACCTTCATTAGCACCTTCAGAACCACCACCACCACCGCCACCATAAGTAACAGATGAACCAGTTATTTCTACTGCTACGCCGTTACCACCAGCACCGCCTACAAGACCTGAGTGTGTGCCATTTCCGCCAGCAGCACCTGCACCACCGCCACCGCCTGAGCCATTACCAGCACCGTTTCCACCAGCATAACCTTGACCAGTTGTTCCTACACCACCAGTAGTGCTATAACTTGAACCGCCATCACTATAACCACCACCGCCACCACATCCACCAGGGCGACCATTTCTGCCTTGTGTTGTTCCGTATAATCCAGCAACGCCACCACCATAAGATGTTATGGCGTTAATGTAAGCACCGCTTATTGATGAATAATTGCCTTCAAAACTATTTGAAGCAACTCCAATGTTTCCACCAGCAGCACCGCCTGCACCAACAGTAATTGTGTATGTTGTTCCTGTTTTTAAAGTTAATGCTGTTTCTAAAGTTCCGCCACCGCCAGTTGCAGTAACGCTTGAACGAACACCACCAGCACCCCCGCCAGCATTGGTTCCAGTTCCACTTGCCCCACCGCCAACAACTAAAAAGTCAACAGTAACACCAGCAAAACTTGTTTGGTCCCAAAACTCAGAAGCTCTAACTCCCCTTGAAATTGAAGCACTTGAAAATTTACGAATAGCCATTAGTAGGTAATACTCCCATCCCCAGTAAATTTGTAAATGTGGTAAATACCTGATGTGGTATAGGTTGGCGATCCAGTAGTTGCTGCTGCTGCTTGTGTAGCACGAAGTATAACTACGCCTGAACCACCAGCACCGCCATTAGAATTTAAATCAGGACCAGTTCCACCGCTACCACCAGTACCTGTATTGGCAGTACCACTAGCACCAGTAGCATTTGAACCACTTTCTATACCGCCTTTACCACCTTTTGAATAAACAACTATTGAACCAGTTATAGAATTTGGTATTCCAGCACCACCTTCGCCAGCAACTGGGCTTGAACTTACGCCTGAACCATCATGTCCTTGGCTTGCAGCACCGCCACCGCCACCACCTGCATTGTAACTACCGCTACTGGTTCTGTATCCAGCACCACCAGCATAACCTTCATTGCTTGTGCCAGTTCCACCGTTAATCCATTGTGCAAGTCCGGCAGAGTTTATGTTACCGCCACCGCATCCACCATTTAAATTAGATCCAGTATTATCATTAAACCCAGCACCACTACCACCACCTGTTGAAGTAACAGTTGTGATACCAGTTCCTGAAATAGATGAATTTCCGCCAGCACCGCCTCTTAAACGAGTTGCAACACCACCAGCACCACCTTGGCCAACAGTTACCGTATAAGTAGTTCCTGTTCTTAATGATAATGGGGTTTCTAACGAACCACGCCCACCAGTAAGTTCAATAGTAGAGCGAAGTCCCCCAGCACCACCGCCAGCACCACCGTTCCCACCACCACCACCGCCTGCTACAACTAGGTAGTTAACAGTTACAACTGGTGTTAGTTGTGCATACTTAGGAAACCCCTCGCTAAAGCGTGAATTAGAAAAGCGTGATATTGCCATAGTGGTAATCCTAACGGTTAGATTAAGCGGCTAATTCAGAACCAAATGCTGTGAATGTAAGATCAGCAGTCGAAGCGTATGTAACAATTACATTGCCAGCAGCAAGTGTAATTCCAAGAGTTAATGCTGTTGAGTCGTTTGCAGCGATAGTAACATCGTATGCAAGATAGTGTTCGTTAGCCAATGTAGTTCCTGTAGCTGGCTTAACTGCAATACGGTATGTCTTTGCTGATGCTGCACGATTAGCAACAACAATAGTTGATACTACCGCTGCTGAAGATGAAGGGGTTGCGTAAAGTTCTTCCGCAGTTGTTGCAGCGGCTGCCTTACGACCCAGTACTTTGTATGCCATGTTTTATGCTCCCATGAGTAGAAACGGATCTAAGCCACCTGCGGTGACTTCTGATGCTTTGGCTAAAGGATACCCTCCAGCCGTTACACCATCGTGAACTACGATAGTGTCTTTGTCGGTATCAACTGTTACTTCACCGACTAAGCCTGTAAATGATGCGTGTTGGGCTGTTGTACCCCTACGCAGTTGTATTGCAAATGACGACATCTTATGCTCCCATCATCATAAATATATCTGTCAATGGATCAGTAACAATGGTTGCCCAAGATGCTGTCGATCCATCGGTGGTTAAGTATTTACCACCATTGCCAGTTTGGCTTGGAAGGCTTACAGGGGCTGCTGCCCAAGTAATTCCATTGGTGGCTGTAGAAGAAGCTGTTAGTAGATATCCGTCTGAACCTACTGAAAGTACGGCAGCAGTATCGTTTGCACTTGCTACAAATATATCACCCTTGGCATTGAACGATGTAGCCAGAAGGGCAGATCCTAAAGCTGTTGCCGAGTTGGCGGCAGATGTAGCAGAAGTAGCTGCTGAGTTAGCAGAGGTCAGGGCAGAGGATGCAGAAGTAGATGCACTAGAAGCTGAAGTAGCAGCCGATGTTGCACTTGTTGCAGCAGAACTTGCAGAGGTTGCTGCATTAGCAGCAGAAGTAGCAGCATTGGCTGCAATGGTTGAGATGTTGATATAAGTCGTTGTTGTTGTATCTGCAACGGTAATTGATCCCATATCACGGACAATGCCAGCACCTGTTAGACCAGTAATCGAGGTTAAACTATTAGCTGCTGAAGTTGCAGAGTTAGAAGCAGAAGTAGCAGAAGTTGATGCTGCACTAGCAGAGTTAGCTGCTGAAGTTGCACTTGTAGATGCAGCAGTTGCAGAACTCGCTGCTGCAATCGCCGAGTTGGCGGCTGATGTAGCCGAGGTTTCTGCCGAAGAAGTCGATCCAAATACTGTATCGATATAAGACTTAGGCACAGCATCGGTAGATGCTGATGGGCTGCCAAGATCGGTGATCTTGTTGTTACCCATTGACAAGGCACCAGTCATGCTGTCGCCAGCCTTGGCAACCTTGGTAGCAATCGAGTTGGTTACTGTGGTTGAGAAGCTTGCATCATCATTGATGTTACAGTACCTGTGGCGTTAGGAAGAGTAATTGTTCTGTTTGCTGTTGGATCAGTAACAGTTAATGTTGTATTAAAAGCATCGGTAGTTGTACCCTCAAAATCAATTCCACCAGATGCAATTACTGCACCAGATAAAATCTTTGCTGAAAGTGTCTGTGAATCTGTAGTGCCTACAACATTTCCAGTAATGCCATGAATACCAGATGTAGTCGGGGTTCCAGAAGAACCAATATGTGCAGAGAACTCATTGAAGTCACGACCAGAAATAATGTGACGAACAGTTGCACCAGCAGAGTGGGCAACATTGGTAGTTCCATCTTCTCCACGAGTAACATTAAGAGTTGTTCCACCACCAGAGGAACCAACGGTGATGATCTCTTCCTTGTTAGTATCTGGATCAATAACTAACGAGTAAGGATAGTTAGTTGGGAAGCCTGTCGTTAAGTCTAAAGTAATCGATGTAACAACACCATCGATTGAAGATGATAGAGAGGCTTGCTTTGCCGTAGAGGCGTAGTATCGTGTTTGTGCCATTCGTTACCTCTTATAGTGGAGTCGGGGAGGGTATAGATCTCGGAGTGATGCAGCTTCTTGTTGGAGTCGCTGCGTATACAGACCAAGATAGAAACGAGCTGTAGAAGCACCTGAGCCGACCGGCTTCGACTGGTCGAGCATATCCGCTTCTACGCTTTGGAATGGAATCTTTGCTGCATCGCTATTCATAAGCAGACGAGCTATGGTTCCATACATAATTGCATCAACAGAACTTGATGGGAAACCAGTAACAGTTTCATATACATCACTATCTGATGTCAATATGGTAGGTGCTTTGGCAAAAGTAATTTGAACGGTTCTACCCGGATCAATAGAATCAAATATGTTAATAGTTTTACCATTAGGAAATGATGTTGTGTTGGCTACTTTATCTGTGTTATATCTTCTTACATTTAGCCATTCTTTAGTTGATCCAATAGTCTGCCACTTTACATCAAGAACATATTCCATAGCAGCAGGAAGAGAGTAAGTAGTTACAGCAGAGTTAAAGGAGAAAGTGTGTGTTCCTACTGCAAATAGTTCTGGGTAAGAAGCTTGAATTGTGTCATTAATTGTTTGCTTAACAAGACTTCTAGGATAAATAGGTGCAACAATTACTTTTGCATTATTAGCAGCAGTTGCTGCTGTAGTGCCACGAAATCCTCTGCCCCATGGAGTAACTGTTACTGTCTTAGTAAGGTTATCAACCTTATCAAGATAGATAAGTTCATCACCAATTTCAATAAGACCACGACCCATTTGATTAGTTTCATTAACTATAAATGAGGTGGCATTAGCAGTAATTCCACCTGATTGATTTTGATTACATACACCACGAAGATCCTTATAGTTAGGTCTTGTGTTACCAGCTTTGACATTCAAGGCACCAACAACATCAAGGCCGGTTGTGCCGGCAAAAGTGTTTGCTGCTTTTGCATCATCAACATAATCCTGTATAGCAGGATAAGTACCACCATTAGCAAGACGATTAAGTTCTGCTGTAAAGGTACTGCCATTAGTGCCTAGTGCCATTACTTGCCCTTCTTCCTTAATACTGCTGCGTTATCTACAAGGTTTGGATACTTGCGACCAGCAGCTTTTGCTCTAGCTTTTGCCTGAGTTTTCTGTGCAGGTGTTAGTTTCGTAGATTTTTTCTTTGGGTTTTTTGTATCCCAGAATGCTTTTTTCTTTTTCACCATTTCACCTTATCTGCCCAGTATGCGGCTGACATCTTTCCTTTAGAAATATTTTTTGCATGACGAGCCTTAAATGACTTCTGTCGTTTAGTTGGTTGACGATCGCCTGTGACACCCTGTTGACCAAACCTAATTGTCTTAACCTGTGATCCTTCTTTGGCTACGACAACATGAGACTTGGTAGGGTGAGAAGGGGTTCTCTTAGGTTTATTAAACCCAGATACCCCTGCTCTCTTAAGTCGAGGATCTGCCTTACTTCTTTTTTCCGCCACGCTTCTTTGCTTTCTTCATTACCATTTTCTTACCAGACTTCTTAGCATCTGCCTTAGCCATTGCCATACCTTTAGCGGTATATGCGTATTCTTTCTTTCCCACCTTTGGCATATCCTTACCCCTTTGTGTGATTATTTTGGTTTTCCCACCTGTGTTTATATCAAACGAGGCAGAAATCTCTATTGCTTTCTTTGCTTCATTTACTGCAACTTTGGTGCTTGTTGGGGAAATGTTAGCTCTTGATAAAGAGCCAAGTGCATAGGATCCACCGGATCCAACTGCATATACTCCACGATCATCTCTGCACCAAGAGAAATCATTATCTATCTGATATATCTTTCCACGGATACATATTAAGGCATCAAACCCTGCATCCTCGTTAGGCATACCATCTTCCTTCTTTGGAGAAGGATCGTATCCATAGTCGGTAAAAGCTTGTCTAAGTGATGGCATTAAATCTGTCATCATAAACTTATCTAAATTAACTACCTTTGGTAGTTTTGGTGGGATCCAACAGAAGTTGGCAATATCCCCGGCGATAGCATCACCAGCAAAGGCAAAGACATACTCGCCCTTTTCAATGACTTTATCCATGCCATTGGCTATAAACTTTTGACTACCTGAAACCATCAAGGAATCTGCTGCTATAAGGCCCCAGCCTTTACCTTGGATTCCAACGATGGTAGTCATTATCAGTCCTTAAAACTATTGGTGTTGGCATCGAAGGCTTTACCAGCCATATTCGATAGCTCAACAGCCCCTCGGATATCTTTCATATTAGTTGTTGCTGGTTCAATGCCTTGGTCTATCGCTGACTTGTAAGCATTGAGTTCTGCATCCCAAGACTTCTGAGACATTACCCTTCTGCTATTAGCATCTCCTGTATTAACTTGTAATCCTGAATCTCTAAGGCATTCTCCCCAGTTAGCATGATCCTGAGTGGGGCAACCTGTCCTACATGCCATTATGACCTCAATACTAAAAATCCATTATGTGCTTCATC